AAAGTTCCTGACTTTAATGCTGTTATATTTAGGCGTACAACACCTCAAATTACAGCTGCCGGTGGATTATGGGATGAAAGTAAAAAGCTTTACCCATATGTACTAGCAAAACCAAATGAAACGCATTTAAGTTGGTTATATCCATCAGGAGCAAAACTGAAATTCAGCCATTTAGAACATGAAAAAAACGTTACTGCATGGCAAGGTTCTCAAATTCCGTTTATTGGTTTTGATGAGCTCACACATTTTTCTAAAGAAACATTTTTCTATTTACTATCAAGAAATCGTTCCACATGTGGAGTTAAACCCAGAGTAAGAGCAACATGTAACCCTGATCCTGACAGTTGGCTTTATGAACTTATTCAATGGTGGATTGGTGATGATGGATATCCTATCGAAGAACGTCAAGGAGTTATAAGATACTTTGCAAAAGATGGTGAAACACTAATTTGGGGGAATACTATAGAAGAGTGTTTAGAAAAAGCTGAATATTTTATTTTGCCATTAGCAAAAAAAGCAAATTTAGATCCTAAACATTTTATAAAGTCATTAACTTTTATTGGTGGATCAGTTTATGAAAACAAAGAACTTCTTAAAGTTAATCCTGATTATCTAGCAAACCTTGCAGCTCAAGGAACAGACACCAAACTTCAATTATTGGATGGAAACTGGAAAGTTTCTATAAATCCTTTAGATGTTTATGATTATAATGCTTTTAGGGATGTATTTAAAAACACTTTCGTAAAACCAGGCGATAAAAGAATTACTGTTGATGTAGCAATGGGTGGTAAAGATAAATTAATAGTGAGTTATTTTGAAGGATACATATGGAAAGATGTTTTAATTATACCCAAATCATCCGGTAAAGACGTTATCGATGCTATTGAAAGTTTTCAAAAAAAACATGGTGTTGGTAATTCAAAAGTTATTTATGATGCTGATGGTGTTGGTGCATTTATTGGTGGTGATAATAATGGATTTATTGAAGGTGCTATTGCTTTTCATAATGGCAGTAAAGCTATTTCAACAGATGATAAAAGAAAATTTTTCAACTTAAAAACTCAATGTTTTATTTACAGCGGTGAACGTTGTTTTAGAAGTGAAGTTTATATATCTGAAAAGGTAGCTAATACCATGTTTGACAACAAAATGACAGTTAGGCAAAGATTAATGTTTGAAAGAAAGGCTATAAAAACTAAGCCTAAACGAGATGAAGAGCCTGTAAGATTAATACCAAAAGATGAAATGAAACAAAAGTATTTAAATAGCAGTAGTCCTGATTTGATGGACAACTTTATGATGAATGAATATTTTGACATCATGCCAAAAACAACAACACACACAACTACGGTCAATGCTGATGACCTTGGATTATTTTAATTATATAAATTATGGATTTATTAGAGTTATTAAAAGAGAATAAAATAAAAGAAGCTGTTGAAGAAATTCAAACCAAAGGTAAAGAATCAACTGCTAAATTTGCTCTTGAATATGAAAATGATAGAAAGCAAAGAGATACACAAGTTGGGAAACGCCAAGATAAAACGGTAGGTAAAGATATTGTTGTTGTTTCTAAAATACCTATCCCTTTTCAACGTAAAATTGTTAAAAGTGCAGCATCTTTTTTGTTTGGTAGTCCTGTGAAATTATCGCAAAAAGAAAATGATAAAAACAATAATGAAGAATCATTTGAAACAATCACCAATCTTTGGGACGATTTAAGAATGGATTCATTATTGTTAGATTTTTGTAAAACAGTTAAATCTGAAACCGAAAGCACTATTATATTTTTCCCTGTAGAAAAAGAAGGAGAAAATGTAAAAATTAAAGCTAGAGTTTTAAGCAATGAAAACGGAAAAGTTTATCCATACATAGATGCTTTCGGTGATATGATTGCTTTTGGATGGGAATATCCTACAATAGAAAATAATAAAGATGTTTCATATATGTATATATGGACTGATGAATATACCTATGTTTTAAGAAAAGAAAAAGACTGGGAATTTGTACCTGAAAATAGTAAAACACCTAATTTATTTGAAAAAATACCTGTCGTTTATCTATCTCAAAAAAATCCAGAATGGTGGGAAGTACAAGAATTAATAGACACATTTGAAATGTCATTTTCAAAGTTTGTTGATACCAACGGTTATTTTGCTTCACCGATGTACAAAGCAAAAGGAGCTGTCGGGAGTATGCCTAAAAAAGATGATACAGGTAAAATGGTTAAACTTGATATTGTTGAAACCGACAAAGGCAATATTATAACTGCCGATTTAGAAGTATTGTCATGGGATAGAGCTCCCGAATCATTGAAGTTAGAATTTGAAACAGGCAAAGGGTTGATTCATGAAATGACAGATACTCCAGACTTGTCTTTTGATAATGTAAAAGGATTGGGTACTGTTTCAGGTATTGCTCTAAAATTAATGTTTCTAGGTCCAATATTAAAAGCCAAATGGAGCGAAGGAGATTACCAGGTTGTTATTAGTAGAATCCTTAACATTTTAAAAGCTGGAATTTCCAATATAACCAAAGAAGCAAAGGGTGATTTAGATGAATTGAGAATCGTCACTACATTCACTTCCATATTACCAGAAAACTTAAAAGAAACAATTGAAGTCTTATCTGAAGCTTTAGGCGGTAAACAACAGATTTCAACAAAAACAATGTTAAAGCACAATCCTTTTGTTGAAAATGTAGATGAAGAAATTTCTGAAATTGAAGCTGAAAATGCAAATGAATCGGTTAATGATTTGGGAGGGACGACAATTATTTAAATAAAAAAGTAAAATTATGTTTGGTGGTCGAAAAATCAAGCAAGTTCAAAATGATATTAGAAAAGTGCAAACAGGAGGTTTAAAAATTGTTCACAAAAAATCATTTAAACAACCAAAAAGATATGCATCAACAAAAAGAACTAAAATAAAATAATAATGAAAACAGTAGATTTCCCTGAAAGAAATGTTGAGATAGCAAAGAATCAACCTCAATTTAACACGTTACCAGCGTTTGCAAATAAAGATGATGCTAGTTTTACATATTGCTTTGAATTAGATCCTGTAGATTTTGAAAAGTTAAAATCAAATGGAGGTAAAATATATTTTAAACAAATTGTTGGACTAGATGAAATAGGAGACTTTAATCCTTTTCAACCAATCAGAGCTTCGGTTAATAAAGATTATTTAATACCAAAATAAATGAAGTTTCCTAAAGTAAAAATAGAAGGTGTTTCAATGGATGAAAATAATTATGATGATGGTTTTGCTGTATGGAATAGTCTAAAGTTAATTGAACATTCTAAAAAATATAAAGTATTTCATTTGCCATTGGTAGGAATTAATTTAGGTGGATGTCCATGGTCCAAAGAAATGACAATCGATTCTTTTTTATATCATTCGAAAAGAATAAAAAATACAGATTTGAAATACCCAATCATTTTAGATGATACCGGTGTAATAGCTGATGGATGGCATAGAGTGTGTAAAGCTATTTTAAAAGGAAACACAACAATTAAAGCAATTCGGTTAGAAACTATGCCAAAACCTGATAAATATCATGAAATATAAAGATAAAGTCAAAATAAAAGTTGAACAATTTTTGAGAGCATGGAAAGATAATGATTATACAAAAATGTATGCCTTAACTCAAATTACCTGGAGTGCTAAACATTCAAAAAAAGAATTAAAAAGACTATTACCAAATAGAATAAAATCATTCAAAATTGAAAATATTAAAGAATTTTCTGAATGTATTTATGATGTAGATATCACATTAAAAATTGGAGGTAAACAGAAAAAAATATCCGCAAGACTATTATGCGAATTAGAACCTTATAAACCATCATTAGATGGAAAATTTGGAGTAAATCCCGTAAGTTTAATTAGAAATTTATATTAAAATGGCAACTAAAAAATCAGAAACAGCAATTAAAAAAATTATGAAAAGTAAAGGATTTGATAAGCATGAAATTATTACTGCCAATCCAAAAGAAATAATCGTGGCATTAGGTCATTCTAAACAACGGCACAATGAGTTAATCAGACATTCCTTTGAAGAAAAATCAAATGAGTCTTTAAAAGTTGATGGAGTATTATTATTTGATGAATTTGTAACTAAAGTAAAAACACCTTCTGTTTCTGGAAAATCAGAAGAAGAAGATTATTTGATAATCAAACCATCTTAATAATTAATGCCTAATCACAAAGAATTATTATCAACTTTATCTAAACAAGAGTATTATCTAAACAAGATATATGCTTCGATGTCTTCAGATTTATCGAAAGTACTGAAAAGATATAAGATTAATAATAATTCAAAATTGTGGTTTAAAAATACTGAGGTAAAAAAGGCCGTTGATAAAGTACTATCAAAATATAGAAGTGTCATTTATAATCACATTTCTGCAAATTCAAAGAAGGCATGGAATTTATCAAATGATCATAATGATACTTTTGTAAATAATTATATTAAAGGTATTACAATTCCCAATCCTGAAAAATATTTTCAACGAAATAACATCGCACTAGAAGCTTTTTTAAAAAGACAATCAGGAGGTTTGGGTTTGTCAGATCGAGTTTGGAATTTAAGCAACCAAACAAAATCACAATTAGAATACTTTATTGCCGATGGTTTGACAGAGGGACGTTCAGCAACCGATTTATCCAAAGATTTACAACGTTATTTAAAAACGCCTGACAAAAGATTTAGGAGAATCAGAAGTCCCATCACCGGTAAATTAATTATATCGGATCCTGCATCAAAATTTAAACCCGGTTCAGGTGTTTACAGGTCCAGTTATAAAAATGCTTTACGTTTAGCTAGAAATGAAATTAATATAGCTTATAGAACTGCTGATTTTGAACGTAGAAAACAGTTACCATTTGTAATCGGAATTACAGTTCATTTGTCTAATGCCCACCCACGGTGGGACATCTGCGATTCTTTGTTTGGAGATTATCCAAAAGAATTTGTTTTTGTTGGATGGCATCCAAATTGTCTTTGTTACACCACTTCGAAACTCATGTCAAGAAGTGATTTTATCAAATATTTAAAAGGTCAAAAAACAAATGCAAAGCAAACTATAAGCATTCCAACAATTGCCAATCAGTTTTTATATCTTAATTCAAATAAGCTGAAATCATTAAAATCTAAACCCTATTTTTTAAAGGATAATTTCGACTTAGGTAAGGATGGATATCAGATTAAAAAAAGTGTAGGTGTACATGTTCCATATGTAGAGCTTCCAGATGTACGACTTAATTTAAAAGGTATTGGTGAAAAGTTTAAAAAAGACTATGAAATTATTTTTAATCAAGAAGATAAGAATAGAAGTGATATGATGAAAATCTTTTTGAATCGATCTAAGGATTTTGATGAAGTAAAATTAATTTTAGAACAAAAAGCGTCCATTTACGGATATACTAATAATCAGATTTATGAAGATTTGAATAAGTTGTTAAGAGGTACCAAAGAATTTAGTAGAAATCCAAAGTACACCGAATTTTTAACTTCTTATGCCAATGTACTTGATGATTCACTTTCAAAGTTGCCCGATTTTGAAGGTATTGTTTATAGAGGAACTAGATTGTCTAGTAATGATATTACCAAATACCAAAATGCTTTTAAAAATAAAAAAAGCATTACTGAAGTGTTCTTTCAATCATCATCAAATGATATTAATAAGGTTTTTGGTGGTAATACAAGATTCATTATTAAAAGTAAAGCCGGTAAAAAAATAGAACACCTATCAGCATATAAAAATGAAAGCGAAGTGTTACTAAATAGAAATAGTAATTATAGAATAAAAAAAATAAAGACAACAGCTAATGTTATTGAAATATATATGGATGAAATTTAACGGCGGCCAGTTGCTTCAACTTGCATACGTTCTGAAAGTAATCGAGTTTCGTTTTCTAATTCTTGTCGTAAATCTATGGGGAGCTTTAATAAATCTTTCTGGTAGTCTTTTTGGCATTGATTCATGTAGTCAGAGAATTCATCATATTTATCCTCAAAAATACCACCTTCAGAATCAATATAAGGGTTTGAATCGTTACGTGCTTGGCTATTCCATTTTAACCAGTCAATTTCTTTCCCAATTAATGGATTTCCAATTTTATCAGAAAAAGGATTATTACTTAAATCTACCATAAACACAAAGATACGAAAAAATGAGTAAACAGATAGACATCTTAAAATCTGCTGAAAAATACATTAAAAAACATAATGTAGATAAATCTGCTGAAGAATTGTTTATTGAATTTAAAAATATTATTGACCTCCATCAAGAATTCGAAAAATATCTAAAAGAAAAAAAGTTAAATCAGAATTTAGAAAAAATGAGAAGAAATAAACGACTATTAGCTAAACGAAAACTATTTGCAGAATGGTATTTATTAACCAATCAAAATAAATTAGCAACAAAAGTTGTGTTTATTGATTTGTCTGAATTCACTTTTTCAACCCGTAGAACAATTGAGAGTGACCTCAAGAAAACTACCTACTGAACGAAACTACTGAACTACCGTCTTTAAAACCTTAGAATATTTCATAATAGAAATTAGATTAGCATTATTAATAAT